GGATCGTGTCCGGGTCATCAACAGAAATATCGGTGGCGATATCAAGCAGTTCGTGGGCGTCAATGATTACCGGGTCATTTGATGCCCGGATTGCGATGCGCTGCTCAGGTGTGAATCGACGCAGGAACTCCAGTCGGGTGACAGGAGCGATGACGCGCACGTAGGGAGCCTTTGAAAAGTTGGTGCCATCGTACAGATCGCCCGGACCGTAGGCACGCAGATCGTCAGTGCGCTCGATGCAAATGTGGTCAGGGTAAAACTGTTGTGCGCGGGCAACACTATCCGCACAAATGCAGTTGTCCACCTTTCCGTCTTTGATAAGAAATACATCCATGGTTATACAGAAGTAGCGTCACGGATAGCAATGTTAATTGCATCCAGGGTAAAAGTATTACCACTTGTGACTGCCTGTGAGCTGGTCAAGGAACCAGTGGCAATCAAAGTGGAAGTTGACGTTTTGGTAATTGCCCAATAAGCTGCAGTTCCAGTGCCACTTACAGTGCCATCAGTAATTGCAGTTACAACCACCTTACGCCCATCAGGGGTATGGTTAGTTGGGGAACCTACACTCAAGGAAGTTTTGTTTCCAAGGGTGTATGTAGAGGTTGCTTGAGTATAAGTGGTTGGTTCAGTGCTACAGATATCAAGACGATTAGCATTAGTGCTAACGTAAGAAAGACCAGAATCATACACATCATCAATTAGAAAAGCCATTGTATATATTTATCCTATGTCAGATTCAACAGTTACTGAATAACTTTGCATTTCGTTATTGATTATGATTAGTTTAACCGAATCAGTAAACGAAGGCAAGTAAACAGTTGCATTAGATCCAGTATTTACACCAAAAAGATTATGTCCAGTGATTAGATCGCTAATTTGAATATAGTAAGGGGTAGAAGTGATAGAAGTAAACTTAACGGGTGGGATAGTTGTTCCACCTGAAGTGCTTACATAGTTAGTTACTTCACCCTTACCAGTCAGCCCCTCAGGAAACTCTATGCTGTATTCTTCACCATTGGTGAGTAAAAATACAATCTGCCCATCAGCAGCTTCATAGACTTCCTGAACCCCCACACCATCATCACCAGGCGCTCCTTTGGGGCCATCAGAGCCCCGTAGGCCCTGTTCACCTTGGGGCCCCTGTGGTCCCCTAGGGCCTTGATCACCTTTAGGCCCCTGAAGCCCCTGAGGGCCTTGTGGGCCTTTAGGGCCAATGACCGTGGAGACTGCTGCTATCTTTGCGTCTAGCTTGTCATAAAGAGCAGCTAATTTAAGATCAATAGAAGCCACGATTTTAGGACAGGCGTTCCATCAACATCTGTTCAGCTTGTTCTTCTTTCTGCTTTTGTGCTCTTTGGTTGTCTACTGATTTTTCTTTGATCTCAAGATCTTTTTGCTTCAGGCGTAGATCGGCAATTTTAAGCCGACGTTCAAACTCTTTGTCGTCTTGAGCACCGACTTGCATATTTTTGGTAGCAACGTCAAGCTTTTTAAGTTCAAGCTCAGCAGGCACTGCCTGTGCTTCCACTTGGAGCTTCTGCGCACGGGCACTGGACTCTTGTGCTTGAGTCTGAAGAACCTGAGTTTGTGCTTGTTGAAAGGCAAGTTGTGCCTGTTGAATCTGCATTTGAGCTTGTTGTGCTTCAGGGTTGGGCTGTGCAGCTTGTTCAATGGCTGCAATAAGCTCCTCACGGTTCGCAAGGTTCATGTTGTCCACGATAGAACGAACAAGGATTGGGTACATAGGTGAATCAGGAGGCATGGTCTGGAGCAGTTGGGTAAGCTGAGTCACTTCGTACTCACGGGCAATAATACCAAGTGAGCTGGTGGCAATAAACTTATAGTCAGATACAGGATAAGACTCAGGGTCAAACTGCATATAGCGCCATGCGGCTTTTTCAACAAACGGGATCAGGAAGGACTGCTGGAAGTTGATCAGGGTCCGCTTATGCCGTTTGATAATAGCACCAAGAGACATACTAATGCCAGCAGCAGTAGCTTCACCGTTAACTTGTCCGGCGATTCCAGCAGAATCCACCGCTCCTGTAGCTTGCTGAACCATCTGCTGAAGGGCTTGAGCTTGGGCAAAAGTGATTTGGTTAACTTGTCCAAAATTGAAAGGATGAAGGATTTCACGAGGGTCTCCATTGGTAAGCAAGATTTTACCGGGTCGAATCTCGGGCTTAGCGCCACGAGGAAGCCTGGTAGCGTCCATAGCCATCATAGGGTGTACGGTCAGGCCAAGGGCGTCAATACGGGCCCTAAGTTCAGTATCAAGTGCCTTTTGTGAGTTATAGCCCTTTTCACAAACACCACGGCCCCAGAAGCGACCAGGAACAATGTCCCAAGGGAAAGCAATTACAGGGCGGTCATTCATCATGTACGGGTTGCGTTCTGCTTTTAGAAGAACACCATCATTAGCAATCACTACGATTGCTTCTACGTACATACTGTTTTCATCTTCACCACCAAGATCTTCGTACTCCTCAGCTTCCTCAAGAAGCTTACGGGGCACAAGGCCAAAGTACTTGGTCAAGCGGATCTTGTCGTCACTATAGACAGTCAGGTCTTGGTCAGGCTCGATGTTGGTGTCAGGGCCTGCGTCTGCAATATAAACATCAGCATATACCCCTTGTTCTTGCAAGAGTTCTACCTGATGTCTCGATACAAATTCATCAATAGCACACCCAAGGGCTTCTTCAATAGAAGTAGCAATAGGGTCAATAAGGAAGTTTTGAGGCATAACTGGGCGAAGTTTGACCACAGTCCGGTCTTTGATCGTAACACCCACCGCCTGAAGCTGACCGTCCATCAAAGGCTGTGTTGCAGGGGCCATTTCTTTTTCTTCAGAAAGGGTAACTTCCGCAACACCAACACCAAACACAGCAGCATTGATCAAACACTCTGCTACTGACTTACGAACACGAGTTCTTTCAAAGTCCTCTGAGAGTTTATTCTTTAGATACATGATGTCAGCCCTTTCGGGATCATTCATGTCATCTTTGATGTCAAACCAAGTACCGCGACCAAAGGTAGCTTCTTCTAGTTCAGCCACATTGGACTCTACAGCCTGCTGAAGGGCTGGTGCGATGATCTTGGAGCGCTCTGAGAGGCGTTCTACGTCTTCCTGAGACCAAATACCACGCCAGAGGCGATAATACTCCTCATGCTTCTCTTGGTAGTTGCTTTCGTAGTGATCACGCCACTGGCGGCACTTATCAACAACCCAAGAAGCAAGATCTTGCTCAGTCAAGAGCTCATCTGTGGAGGCATCAAAAGACAATTCAGACATAATTAGTTAATATCCTGCTACTCGGTCAAATTCTTCCCATTCATCCACTTCAAAATCATAAGTATAACACACTTTTGCTAATTGATCAATATACGCAAGGGCGTCAATAAGGTCATCATGGGTAAGTGCTGATGGGAATTGCATAAGTTGGTCTATGAATTTGATGTTCCATTCACCTTCATTCAAAATAACACGCTCATGTTCAAATCTACCTTGAAGGGCATGAACTACACGGGTGGTTTTATTGGTGTTCCCGTGGCTTAGTTCTTCAATTCTAAAAAAAAGATTGTGTTTTTTCATCATGTCCATCAAAGGAGACATGATGGCTTGCCTTGCAATGCCCTTTTCGATGCCTACAGCAACAGGTTTGTACCTTTGGACTGCCCAAAAGATGTTTCTGACAGTCTCATCAAAGGACCAACGGCCATATTTGATGTCTCTAACCCACCATTCACCATCGTCAGTGACTTTGACAATAGCCATTGCTGAGTCATCAAGGCGTTTTTTCTTGGCTTTACCTTCTTGTTCAAAGCCTGCAAGGTCAATTGCGATGTAGTAATCACCTTGTTCAGGTTCTTCTTGTGAAAACTGAAGCCATTCTTCTTTGAACAGTTCAGATTCTTTAGCATTAAAAGAAGCCATGAACTCTTGGTTAAAAATATGCGTTGACATTGACTTCTTTGCATTGTCAATTTCATTCTTGTCAAGCATTTCATTGTCGTAGCTGGTGAAGTGATAAGCAGCCCACTCAGGGTCATCAGACTTCTCAGCGTACACAAAGAGTTCATAAAACCAATTACGCCCTTCAGGGGTGCCGATAAACACAGCTTTACCCTTTTGGTCAGCTAGGGCTGGTCGAATGATTTCTTCCCATACTGAAGGCTTCATAAAAGCAGCTTCATCGAGGACTGCTAGTTTAAGAGAAGCACCCCGCATGGTTTCAGGGCGGTCAGAACCTTTAAGAGAGATAACAGCCCCATTGATCAGGGTGATCTGAAGGTTGTTTACGTGAGAGGATTTAATAACTGGTCTGGCAAGATCATGTAGCAAGGACCACATGATGTCCCTGGCGTTACCTTGAGTAAGACCTATGTACCAGACATCTCCTGCTCCTGAATCAAGAGCAGACACAATCATTCTCCAAGCAGCATACCTGGACTTACCGCACCGTCTACCAGCAGCAATTACCTGAAAGCGTTCGTTGTTTTTCCAGACTGTCTGTTGCCACTTGAGGAGTTTTACATTAAGTTCAGCCATCAGAATACAAAATTAGCTGGTTTGTGAGGGAATAGATCAAATGAAACAATAGCAGTAAAAGAGCTACCTGCTTCAGGGGTAACACTTAAATAATCCCCTTCAGTCATCAAAAGAAACTCGCCAGGAGGACCACCAAACTTTAAGGTTTCTCCGGCACTGACTGACTTGGCACCTTGGAAGCTGATTGAAGTTGCACCTTCATGCCAGGCACCACTGACGTTCTTTGAGGAGCCACCTACGTTGGCTATAAGAAGCAGGGTTACTTTTGCATGGTAACCTGTGGGCACAACAAATAGGGTGTTGGCTGTTCCTGCTGTTAGGTTTTTGCCTACAGAGTATTCCATTAGAAACCACCTTTACGAATACAGTCAGCAATATATTCCAGGCGTTTTACAACACCATCTTTGGTTTCTTTAAGGAGCCTTTCTCTGTACTCTTTGTTGTTTAGGAACTCATCAGCAGCTTCTTGGTACTTACCAAGGTTAAATAGCTGTCTGGTCTTTTTAGAGAGTTGCCAGTCGCCCCTATAGGTGGCTGACACAATAGCAGCTTTGAGTTCTTCCGACAAAGAATCAAAGTTAGGGGTTAGATCTTTTGCTTTTTGTAGAAAGATATTAAACACATCAGGAAAGGGCATATTGAAGTATTCCTTGGTTTGACCTACACCTGTGGTTAACACACCCTTGTCGTCAGTATAGACACCTTCACAAAACCCTTCATGGTGGATTAAAAGCTCATGGGCTTTTGTTAACACACAATCAGGATACAGTTCTTTAACTTTCTTTACGGCTTTATCACCATAATAAAACCTACTGCTCATCTGGGTGTTCTTCTTGATAAGAGGAATACTCTATATCTTCAAGTACATCGTCTGACTGTTCTTCTTGTGTTGTTGAGGTGACAAGTCCTGAGATGTTGATGGTGATTGCTGACTTTCCACCATTCTTTTGTACCTCCTGCTCAAACGCAGATACAGGAAGCATTCTATCCATAAGTAGTTTCCAAGCGGCTGCTTGGTTCTTGTGGTCATCATTAAGAGCTGCACTAAATATAGAATCTAATACTTTATGAGACTTAGGAGAATTTAACATCCTCCTCTTGTACTCATTAATGATTGAAGCTTCTCCTTTAGGTCTCCCTACAGGATTTTTCTTTTCTAAAAGAGCTTTAGGTGGTCGCCCTTTTCTTTTTAACACAACATCATTGTTAGGGGTACTAGGGGTTGTCAATTAATTGGTCCATAGTATAGTGTCCTTAAGTATCCTTAAGTGTCTTTAAGTAGTATTCTATTATGTATTACTTAATAGTTAATACTAAAGGTTTCACCTTAAGTGTCCTTAAGTGTCTTATATATGTCTTAATTTTAGCATATTTCTAAAGAGAAGTAAACACCCCCTAAGTGGAATTAAGCTAATTTTAGTGTTCTTTTAATGTTGGTTTACCGTTCGGGAAATATTGATTCTTTTTGTGTCTGTTGGGGCTGTTTGTTTACCGTTCGGGAAACTTAAGGGGTCTAAATTTGCCTTTTGTAACCCTGAGTGGCTACTACTATAAATTCACCTTGAGTCCCCACCCCCCCCCCGCCCCCTCGCTTCTCAGGACACGCTGGGAGCTCATGGCAGCCCGCTGGGAGCCTGCTGGGCTGCTGGGTGCTAGGGCAGCACATGGTGGGCTGCTGGCGTGCCATGTGGCGCTTGTGGTAGCGATAGGACCACATATGCAATTGTATATATCGAGCCAGGCCTGTGCCTTGGGTGGCGACTGGGGCTTGTGGTGGCGACTGGGGCTGTGAGATGCGAGAGGCAATGCAGGACCCCTTTAGGCTCCATCAGCCACCATCAGCCACCATCAGCCACCATCAGCCACCATCAAACACAGCATGCAAAATAGTGCTTGCATCATGGGGCAGAGCATGAGACGATTGCCTCGTTCGAAACACAGGGAAATATCGTGGTAAAGAAAATTGACTGGGAAACCATTACTAGCGCAGCGACACCTAGTGCTGACTGGAGTAACACAAATATAGCACGCTTTCACTATTTCAATCCCAATGGGTTGTATGCCAAGAAAAAAGCAACTGATGATCGAATCGAAGAAGGTGTTGACATAGGCAAATACAAATTTGGAGCGCACATTGCATATGGAAGTTTGAACAATTACGCGACAAAAGAAATGATGAAGCTTGCCACGCAAAAACGATGCAGTCGGATCCAACTGGCGGTAGCAATTAGCATGTTAGAAGATGACATACTTAAAGCGGAAAAATACTTGGCTACCAAAGACTAACAGTCTCCACCCTAGAGCCCGCTAGTGTTGCTAGCGGGTTCCTGAGTGTAGATTGATTGATACACTGACCAAACAGAGGATAAGAGAATGAGTGTAAGACTATCCAAGACTTCCAAGCTTGGTTGCCTTTCATGGTCGCTGCAAGCAATAGATACATGCCCAGGATCCAAAGGCGCAGACGGCAAGCTTGTGCCCGCATGCTCTGGCTGCTATGCCACGTCGGGGAACTACCGGTATGCCAACGTCAAACTCCCCAGACTCCACAATCGCACGGATTGGGAGCGGGAAGAATGGGTTGATGACATGGTTGCCGAACTAGACGCGAGCCGCTACTTTCGCTGGTTCGATTCTGGTGACTGCTACTCTGTGAAACTGGCAGAGAAGATCCTTCAGGTAATGGAGCGCGCGCCTTGGTGCCAACATTGGCTACCTACCAGAATGCACAAATTCCCGAAGTTCCATGACGTGTTCGCTCGCATGCAATCCCTGCCCAATGTGGTCGTGCGTTATAGCAGCGACAGCATCACGGGTGAGCGCGTAGTGGGACACACCACATCCACTATTGTCCCATCGGACAACCTACAGTCCGCAGGAGACGCCTACGTATGCCCAGCGTACACTCGGGAAGGCAAGTGTGGTCCCTGTAAAGCATGCTGGTCGCAAAAGGTTTCCGTGATCGCATACGTTGGTCATGGTCGATCTATGGTCGCAAAACAACGCAAGATTAAACTAATCGCAACGGGAGCATGAAATAAAATGAAACCACAATTCACCTTTAAGTTCATGGACCAGCCTCAGTTCGAAACCGACATCGGTCGGCCAGAATTAGCACAAAAGCTTAGGGCATACAGGAAACATAAAGCTTTCCGAGTACGCAAGGCAGGTACACACAGGTACTTTGTGCGAATCATTGGCTATGCATCAATCGGGGAGTTTAACGTTAAATGAAAACAGACTACCAAAAGCTCACGAAACATGTAAGGCGCAAATACTCCCAGTATTCACCCACACTGGTACATATAACAGGTGGCCAAGTGTACGTGATACTGAACCAGGTTCCCATGAGTAACCATTCACACAAAGTGTATTGTGGGAGCATCCAATCTGTGCTGGATGAAGCACAGACCGGACAAAAGCTGGTGCCTTCTACAGGAATACCAGCGCAAGGCAATCATCAAAGATATGTTCCCAGATCGACCGAGAGGGTGAGCATGACAAATGGCGGATTTGAGTCGAGGCAATTATTCGATCGAGGACTTAAATATGACGGACTATGATGATGATCTCCAAAGCGGCGTGCAGCTCCAGGAAATACCGCTGATTGCAGAAGACACCGAAGCGCTGGAAGCGTTGAGAATCCTCCGCGAGAAGGGCTATACGTCCGACGAGGTTAAACAAGCATACGAGGAGCTGGAACCGGTTCCGGTGACGCGGACTCAACAAATTTCATGGGACCAATAAACCAAGAGTGGATCAAGGAACATGGGGAACACTGGTCTGGTGGGAGGATTGACGTACACAGAGGCGATGAAGATTATGAATGGTCACTCCCACTCATGCACACTGAAGACTACAATGAATTCAGTGAATGGATAAACTCACTCACAACGGAATACTTATGGTCACTTGAAGAAATAACATCACTCTTTGAATGGGAAACAAATACAAAGATACGCTGGTTTGAAACTCCAAAGTGGAAGAAAGACAATGACACAATTTAAACTAGAGCAAGCCATCATGGGAGCTTGGGGGATTGTGGAAGACATCCAGCTTCTCAGGAAAACCATAGAACACTTTAAATTACAACCCAAGGAGTACGATAACCTAGACAATTATCTTTTAGGTTTAGAAACAATCTACCAGAGGAAATTCGAGAATGTGTTTTCTCTCTTTGAGAAGTTACTATCGGAGACGATGTGGAATCATGGAATAGATCAATCCAATAATCCGTCCTTCTATAAAGCAGTAGAGAGAACGATAGAAGAATTTGGAATTAAAGAATGAACATATTCTATCTACATGAGAATCCCACACTAGCAGCACAGATGCAGTGTGATAAGCATGTAGTAAAGATGTGCCTTGAAACAGCACAGATCCTGTGCACAGTCAGAGCCCGTTATGGTCTTGAAGCACCATACAGACCAACACACAAGAACCATCCGGCAGTACTATGGGCCGGGGATAGCATCGGAAACTACCTTTGGACCTTGACACACTTCCGAGGCTTGCTTTCCGAGTATGAATTCAGGTATAAAAGACAACACAAATCCGGCACAGTGTGCCTTCAGATAGTCTCCACACCACCAGAGGGAATCAATCATGTCGAATTCACAACGCCAGCGCGATGCATGGACGGAGAATCGAGAGCAATATCAACGGACCCGGTCGAGTGCTACAGGCACTACTACAAGACACAAAAGAACAGCATTTTACGTTACTCTATTAGGCCTGCGCCGTCCTGGCTTATCTGAGGATATCTTGGCTGTGATCTCGATTGTGATCATTCTAGGGTGCATTCTATGGGGCGACCAGATATCAGACTTTATCGACAATGCATGGGTAGAACACGAGAGGCAGGAACTGAAGAATGAAGCAAATAACCTTTAAGTATACCAACCGAGAGGTTGAGAACTACTGCATGGAAGTCATGACGCGAGCAATCAGACAACACATCATCAACTACTGGGCAGGACACAAAATTAGCACAAGCGCTCACTCGGACGGCACAGTACACAGGATCATCATACCAGACCCTGACGGTGACCTTAAGGTTACCATCATAACCCCTGACGTGCTGTGGGAGGCCTGTGTGCGCTTTGTGCATCAGCACAGGGACATGATGGATGCCTCACCTGTGTGTCAATCGATCCTGACAATGAAGACTGAGGTGATGGGAAAGTTTGACATCGACAACCTAATGCAATACACGGTGGGTATATAGCATGAGTACACAATATCAAGAAGAAGATGCGACCTATTTTGATGAGCCGCTAGCACACGAGATGATCAAGGATCTGGTCGAGTATGATCTAGAACACACAACGATTAACGAAATAATCGAACTTGCGACCGATCAACTGTATGCAAACTACTGGAAGATGCCCTATGAAAACCTTAAAGAAGCCTACACTAAACTTTTTGACCGATAAACAAATCATGGCCGCAGCAAAAGCAGCCAACATAGATTATGCTTTCAGGAAAGAACTGGTAAAATTCGCTTGGCTAATCGTGGAGAAGCAAAATGAAAAAACAGCAGAAGAAACCAACACCACCACCCTGTGATTGTGAGTTATATCATTTTCCACACAGGTATTCCTACAAGTGTGTTGAGTTTGAACAAGAACAAAAAGATGCAGAGAACGAAGAAAAATGGTTTAGGCTGTTTGACTTTGACCAGAGAAATCAGCCGGTGCGGGGATGGTAAACTTCTATCGAGAAGTTGAACAAAAATTCAAAGATAAACCAAAAGACCAAATAGAGGAAATCTTGTTATTCCTCAAACAGTTAGGTCTTGACAAGAATGTGTGTCTTAATTGTTTTACAAATTTAATGGAGCATGGACTAGAATGCAAACGATTGACGTAGACCAAGTTGTCTTAAACAGTCTAAAAGAATCACTCGATGCGTGTATCGAGATTGATGATATACCACCAGGAACTGCATTTGCATTGCTTCTTACATTGCAGTATTATATGACACAGAATGACTTCAAAGAGTATCTTAAGACCAATAAGATACTTAAGAAGATCAATAAGAGTATTTTAGATTGATTATAATAGATATTATAAGCTATATAGGATTAGCTATAATGGCAATATCGGTATTTACTTTTGTGTTTACTTTAACTTTAATCATATTTGGTAAATCTTTTAGTAAAACTGATATAGACGATAAATATAATAATTGGTAATTAACTAAATGAGATGTAAAGCATGCGATACGATCCTTAAGGAGGAAGATACATCAAGAAAAGATTCTAAAGGTGAATATATTGATCTTTGTATTGTGTGTTTTAGGATATCCCAATCGGTACTTGAAGATAAATATATAGATTACCAATTGGATATAAATTTAATAAAAGAGGATTTTGAAGATGGTTATTAAAGGTGCTGTAGCGTTTTCTAATTTGAAAGAAAAAGAAACTTATCTTGGTCATCCTGGTACTAAATATTCCTTGGTTGTTGTTTTGGATGCTCCTTCAGCCGAGGGACTCAAAGAAAAAGGAGTAGAGCTTAAAGAATACAAAGGTAATCCTCAGAAGAAACTTGTGACCTACAAGGAAATCCCTGTGATTGATACGTCAGATGCTCCTTTTGAGGGTGAAATCCCCCGGCACTCAAAAGTCAATGCTATTGTAACCATAGCCAAAAATAGAACCGGAGTGCTCACTCCGTACTTGGAAGCTGTACGTGTCGTCGAGCTACCGCAAACGAGCACTGGTGTTTTTGAGGAAGGCTTCTAGCGTTTGGGGCAGGGGGTCGGTAGGGTAGTACTGGGTGGCCTATGAAAACGTCTCATAGGCCTTCCTATGCGGTCTCAGGGGTATATATGAGCATGAGTCTCGACCTGTACGCCACCAGGCGTGGAGTAAAGCATCCAAGGGCAAAACTTACCGAGGATGATGTGCGCCTGATCAGGGCATTGTCCAAAGAGGGGTTGTCTCAAAGAGTGATCGCCAAGAAGTTTTATGTGTCCAAAAGAGCCATCGAAGCGATTGTGACTGGCACTGGATGGAAGCACATTTGAGTTATAGATATTCTACAAACTGGATGGGTCCAATAAATTCTGATTGGATTCAAAAGAATGGTAATCATTGGGCAGCAGGTCGTATAGATGTCTATGGTGGCGATGAACCATACCCGGATGAAATTGGACTTTGGACTATGCATTCAGAAGACTGGAATAGACTCAGTGAATGGCTAAATTATTTCCGCACAGAAACGCAGTGGAACTTAGATCAGATACTCACGGAATATTATAAAACCAATCCAGAAATACGATGGTTAGAGGCATGACCACAACAATAACTTGGAGGCATGTATGACCAAAAAATACGAGATTAATGCAGACGGTCGAGTCGTTGCTCGACGCAACTTTGGCTTCGTAAAGGCTGGAGATGTTGGCGGGTTCGTTGAATCAGAAACGAATCTCAGCCATGAGGGCAATTGCTGGGTCTCTGGAAATGCGCAGGTTTCTGGAAATGCGAAAGTCCGCGTAAATGCACAGATCTACGGAGATGCGTGGATCTACGGAGATGCGTGGATCTATGAAAATGCACAGATCTGCGGGGATGCGCAGGTCTCTGGAAACGCGCGGGTCTCTGGAAATGCGGAGGTTTCTGGAAATGCGTGGATCTTCGGAAATGCGCAGGTCTTCGGAGATGCGCGGGTCTTCGGAAATGCGCGGGTCCGCGGAAATTCACAGATCTGTGGAGATGCGGAGGTCTACGAAAATGCGCAGGTCTCTGGAAATGCGGAGGTTTCTGGAGACGCGCGGGTCTCTGGAGACGCGCGGGTCTCTGGAATCACGAGAAGCGATGGCTTTTGCTTTTGCTATGTGCCATGTTCGGATGGAAACCATAGAGTAATCGCGGGGTGTAGATACTTTACGATTCCTGAAGCGAGAGAGCACTGGGGAACTGAACACCCGCGGCACAAAGAAACCAATGCAATCCTAGATGCGTTGGTAATTTTGAGCAAAGTCAAAGCGGAGGGTTGTGTATGACCAACGATGAACAAACTTTAAAAGCATGGGACGAATTCTCCGAATTGTTCAATAACGCCATGAATGAAATTGAACAGAAACATGAAGAATATTGGAACTCGCTAACAAAAGAGCAGCAGCTGGCTGCTTTTTGTGCAGTGTCTCGACGTATTAATCAAGGTGAGCTAGTAGATAAAGGATCTTATCGCCATGTTCTTTATAGCGTGTTTGGCTGGGGTCCAGAAGCGTATGCTCCTGCGCAACTAGCAGGTTATCTTGCCATTCATAATGCTATATGTGATGATGATCATGACTACAGACTGCTGGAGTCTTTTTGCAAGAAGTTCGATCTTAGACCTTCCTATGTAGATGAGTGGTTTAAATGAAATACTACTCATACGTTGATTACGAATTTAAATTTAAAAAGCTTTGGGAAAAGTTAGAACAACTTTATAAATAATAAAATGAATAATAACAAGAAATACTATTGTGTTCTGGATAAGCACAATAATCTTTATTGGTCTTACAGCAAGATTGATGCTATATACTGGCATATTCGGTATGACCTTAAAAACCCAGCAAAGTTCTTAGAGCTCGATAGGCTACTTAATGATGTTAATAAAGTGGTAAATATTGACAGATGGCAAAATTCTTAAAGCACACAAATTGTCCCAAATGTGGTTCTAAAGATAATCTTGCTATATATGATGATGGTGGTTCTTTTTGTTTTACTCCTAATTGTAATTATTACAGTAAATTCACCCAAAATGTGGATAATATAACTATGGAAATGTCAGGCACTCCCGGCCCAATCAAGGACCGCCGGATTACTGAAGCTACCTGTAAAAAATATGGAGTAACAATAGAATATGACCCCAATGGAAATATTAGTAAGCACCACTATCCTTATTATCACAGTCTCAGTGGTGACCTCATACTGGTCAAGACTCGATATGTAGCTAATAAAAAGTTTACATGTTCTGGTATTAGTCAAGGTGTAGGTTTATTTGGTCAAAACATCTGCAGAGGGGCAGGCAAGTACATCACAATCACAGAAGGTGAACTCGATGCCTTGGCCGTCTCAGAAATGTTTGGCAACAAATGGGATGTCGTGTCCCTTAGGACAGGGGCATCTGGTGCCCGTAAAGACATTCAAGAGAACCTTGATTGGCTTGAAGGGTATGATAATGTAGTTTTGTGTTTTGATAATGATGCCGCAGGCAAGGCAGCAATAGACTCAGTAAAAGATCTATTCTCGCCACACAAGCTCAGAATCATGCGGATCTCCGGGGATCTTAAAGACGCCTGTGACTATCTCCGGGAAGGCCGCATAACCGACTTCATGACTTCCTGGTGGGACTCTAAGCTTCACAAGCCAGATGGTATTGTGACGTTTGAAGACATCATCAAGGAAGTCGAGGAAGAACAGGAAGACAACTCCACCCCGTATCCTTGGGAAGGTCTTAACGATCTGACCTATGGATTCAGGCCCTCAGAGCTCGTCACGATCACATCAGGGGCAGGGATGGGTAAATCCCAGTTACTGCGTGAGCTCGAATTCTACCTCTATCAAAAAACCACAGATAACATTGCAGTGATCGCAATGGAAGAAGTTCCAAAGCGGTCAGGGCTAGGTATTGCCTCTTTGCTGGCAAACAGGCCATTGCATCTGCCCAACTCAGGGATCACCAAGGAAGATAGAATCCACTGGCTTAAACAGATAGACCAGTCACGGTTTTATTTTTGGAAGCACTTTGGGTCTGCTGATGATGAAAGCGTCTATAGCCGCATTCGCTACATGTGTAAAGCTTATGACTGCAAGTGGGTCATCCTAGACCACATCAGCATCATGGTGTCTTCGCAGGAAGGCATTGGTGATGAAAGAAAAGCAATTGATGCTATCATGACCAAGCTTAGGACACTGGTACAGGAACTGAATATTGGATTGTTCCTGGTATCACACCTTCGCAGGCCCCAGGGTAGCAAGGGGCACGAAGAAGGCGCTCAAGTGTCTTTAAGTGAGCTAAGGGGGTCTGCTGCTATTGCACAACTGTCTGATTGTGTGATAGGACTAGAGCGCAACCAGCAGGCAGAAGACTTCAGAGAAGCAAACACCACCAAGCTGAGAGTGCTAAAAAATCGCTTTGCAGGACTGACTGGTAAAGCATGTGAGCTGTATTATGAGCGGGATACAGGTAGACTTGTCGAAGTTGAACCCCAAGAAGAAGACCAAGAGGTGATTCCGTTTTGATTCTTTTTACAGACATTGAAGCAGATTCACTCAACCCAAAGCACATCTGGGTTGTGTGTGTCAATGGTCAATCGTTCTTAACAAAAGAATCCTTCTTAGAGTTCTTTCAAGAGCACCAATCAGACACATGGGTATTCCACAACGGGATCTTTTTTGACTGCCCTGTGCTTAAAGACCTGTGGGGTATTGAAATCCCAAGGGACCGGGTGCTAGATACTTTGGTCCTTGGGAGGCTTATAGATCCCTCAAGGCAAGAAGGGCACTCACTAAAAGCTTATGGGGAATACCTAGGCTTCCCAAAAGGTGATCACTCTGATTGGTCTCAACGGACTCAAGAGATGATTGACTATTGCCTTAGGGACGTACAGGTCACCAAAGCCACCTATGAATACCTGATGAAGCAAGAGCCTTCAAAGGAAGCAATCGAGCTTGAACACCAGGTAGCATGGGTAATTTCAGATCAGGTACGCAATGGGTGGCTTCTAGACCAAAGGAAGTGCTTTCAGTTCTTAGGGCAGCTTAAGGAGCGCCTGTTGCAGGTAGAGCAATCAGTGCTCCAAAGGTTTAGACCTTTGCCAGTATCTGTTAAAGAGATTGAACCTAAATTCAAAGCAGACGGGGGTTTGTCTGTTGTGGGTTTGAAGTTCCTGGGGGATCAATTCAGGGATGTCTCAGGAACATTTACCCGTGTTGATTGGCCTGAATTTAACCTAGGATCAAGACAGCAGATTGGTCGCTACCTGCAGCACTTTGGGTGGGAACCTAAAGAGTTTACAGAGACAGGACAAGCCAAGGTGGACGAGACTGTGCTTGAAGGGGTTCAGATCCCTGAAGCACAGATGATCGCTGAGTACCTGATGTTACAGAAGCGTATAGCCATGGTGGAATCGTGGCTAGAGCTAGTCAAACCTGATGGGCGTGTACATGGAGAAGTAAAGACCAATGGTGCCGTGACGGGCAGGATGACACACAGCAACCCCAACGTGGCCCAAGTGACTGCTAATGGCAAACCGTGGGGTAAAGAGTGTCGTGAGTGTTGGATAGCAAAGCCGGGGTACGTCTTGGTGGGTGTTGATGCTTCTGGGTTAGAGCTCAGAATGCTTGCACACTACATGAATGATGCTGCATACACTAATGAACTATTGACAGGGGATATCCACACACGTAACCAAAAGGCTGCTGGGCTAGAAACAAGGCCTCAGGCTAAGACGTTTATCTATGCCTTCCTGTACGGGGCTGGTGATGAAAAGATCGGGTCTATTGTGGGCAAAGGTGCCAAGGAAGGAAAGAAGCTAAAAGAAGCTTTCTTAGGTAACGTCCCGGCGCTTAAAGAGCTTAGGGAACGGGTATCGAGAGCGTCCCAAAGGGGGTATTTGTTTGGGTTAGACAGAAGAAAACTCCACATAAGATCAGAACATGCAGCATTAAATACCTTACTACAATCAGCAGGTGCCATTGTTATGAAAAAGGCACTATGCATACTCGATCAATATGCTAAACTCCAAGGGCTAGATTTCAAGTTTGTTGGTAATATCCATGATGAAATACAAACTGAAGTCAGGGCAGACCATGCTGAAAAGTTTGGCCGGTTAGCAGTAGAATGCATCAAGGCGGCAGGATTGCATTTTAAACTTAATTGTCCTTTGGATGGTGAATACCACATAGGGAACAACTGGAGTGAAACACATTGATGAATAACTCAAGCAGCAGAGAAGGTGATTTTGCAGAACACTATGCCATCACCTGGCTCTGGGATAACGGTTTTGAAGTGTACAAGAATGCAGGGTGTACTGGTCCTGTGGACATTGTAGCCATCAAGAATGGTAAGGTACATCTGCTCGATATCAAGTCAAAGGCATCTGAGCTTTCATGGGGATTCAAAAGAACCTTTAAACAGGAAGCCTTGGGTGTACAAATCCTATGCTTCAACCCTAAGAGTCGCAAGCTTCGCTTTGTAAGGCACCGTAAGTAAAATGAAAATATTTAAACTGGTACAAGATATTTACACCCTAGTCCTGACCAAAAGGGCACCGCCTGGGGTTGATGTAGAAAAAGAGATTGATGCTTTTGGTGAAGCAGTCAAGGATCTAATGCGCAAGGAGTTCCTGAACAAAAGCTTTGATGCCCGTAAGCTCAGGCTTTCTAACATTGGGCGTGATGATCGCTACCTGTGGAACCATTATCACTCTAAGGCTAAACAAAAGTATCGCCCTGAGAACTTGATCAAGTTCCTGTACGGGCACCTGATCGAGGAGATGCTGCTGTTTCTGACCAAGATGTCAGGTCATGAAGTAACCCATGAGCAGCACCCATGCGCTGTAGGGGACATCAATGGAAGCATGGACTGCAAGATTGATGGAGTGGTGACTGACATTAAATCCACTAGCACCTACGGGTTTAAGAAGTTCAAGGACGGGTCTCTTGCTTATGATGATGACTTTGGGTACGTGGCTCAGATCAAAGCCTATGCGCACTCAGAGGGTGAGACTAAGTATGGCTGGCTGGCTATGGACAAGCAGAACGGTCACCTGACCTACCTGCTTTATGATGAGCAAGATACACAGGCTCCAGTCTATAAAACGATTTCTTACTCGATTGAAGATCGCATTAAGCACATTAACGAGGTAGTTAAGCAACAAGAACCACCCAAGCACTGCCATGAGCCTATCCCAGACGGCAAGTCAGGTAACCTAAGACTGGATACTGGGTGCTCTTATTGTCACTTCAAAAAGGTCTGCTGGCCGGGTGTTAGGGGATTTGTGTACTCAAATGGCCCAAGGTTTCTGGTTAAAGTAGTTAATGAGCCTAATGTGCCTGAGATCCCTAATGAGCAGATCGAGTAAGTTTAGAAGCGGTCTTGAGAAGGCTTTCTCTGCTTGCGTGAAGGGGGAGGGTTTTGACTTTGAACCTTTTATGGTGCCTTATGTGGTCCATAGGGATTACAAACCTGACTTTGTTCATTCCCATACTGGTCTTATGGTTGAATGCAAAGGGTTTTTCAGAGCAGGTGACACACAGAAGTACAAAGCAATCAGAGACAGCCTAGACAGAAACACAGAATTGGTATTCCTTCTCTCAGATCCAAACAAAAAGCTCCGCAAAGGTGCTCAAATGACAATGGGTGAATGGTGTCTAAAGGAAGGTTTTAAAGTTTATACTTTAGATACTGTTGAAAACCTTCTTGAATATATTAATTCAGAAAAAGTATCCAAATATCATTCAAAGAGAAAATCAAAATGAGCATTGACAAAGCCACCCCTGCAGAGTGGGATGCAGTTTCTAAACCAAAACATTATAACCAAGGATCAATTGAAGCTATTGATTATATCAAGCAGCAATTAGGAAGCACGGCGTCTTCATATTATGAGGGTTCTGTGTTAAAATACCTCCACAGATACAAGTATAAAAACGGCCTAGAAGACCTTAAAAAAGCTAGGTGGTATCTCGATAAACTTATTGAGGAGGTGTTCAAATATAATGGATAAATATATTGACTTTGATCTTTATCAGCGTCTTGCTTCCAAAACTGCTATTTATGAAGACCGTATGTATCCTGTAGCTTCCCTGATGGTTGAAGCTGCTGAACTTGCTGATCTGTTTATCAAGCCTATGTTGCGTGGCGATGCAGTTTCTATTGAACGCAATAAAGTGGTCAGTGAGGCAGGGGATGTCCTTTGGAACCTGGCGATGGTTCTTGATGACATGAACATTAGTTTTAATGATGTTGCACGTACCAACATCTCCAAGCTTGAAAAGCGTCTGGCTGAAGGAACCATCCAAGGTCGAGGAGATCGTTAAAAATGCATGTCATTGAAGGCAACTTTGGCAAGAAAGATCAAGAACAACAAGAAGAGAACATGACGGTCGCTCAGTTGCTCAAGGAGGCTGAACTTGATGACGTTTTGCCTGATGCTTGTATTATTATTTTTGAGAAAGGCAATCATGTATATACGCTTACAACGCCGCAGCTAAGTGTCATTGAAATTATGGGGGCCTTTGAGCGGCACAAGTTTATGATGCACATGTCTGCACTAGCCAACGGGGAGGAATATTAATGGATCTATATCAACAGTACATTCATAAAAGCCGCTATGCACGTTATCTTCCAGAACAGAACCGCCGGGAGTCTTGGAAAGAAACTGTAGAACGCTACACGGGCTATTGGATCCAAAAGGGTCTGATTACCAAGGAAGAAGAAGCTGAGCTTTTTGAAGCTATCTTCAACATGGAAGTAATGCCTTCAATGCGTGCCATGATGACCGCAGGTGAAGCACTTGATCGAGACAACGTAGCAGGCTTTAACTGCTCTTATATCACCGTCGATAGCCCAAGGGCCTTTGATGAGATGATGTATATTCTGATGTGTGGCACTGGCGTAGGATTTAGTGTTGAACGTCAATACATCAACAAGCTCCCAGAGGTAGCAGAATCTTTTTATGACACAGACACCAGCATTCATGTCGCGGATTCAAAAATTGGATGGGCAAAAGCATTCCGAGAACTGGTATCGCTACTCTACTCAGGCCAAGTACCCAAGTGGGATGTCAGTGGAGTGCGTCCTGCAGGTGCCCCTCTCAAGACTTTCGGAGGCAGGGCATCTGGTCCAGAGCCTCTTGTCAGCCTATTCAGGTTCACAGTTGAACTCTTTAAGGGAGCGGCTGGAAGAAAGCTTACAAGCTTGGAATGCCATGACCTCTGCTGCAAAATCGCACAAATTGTTGTCGTTGGTGGAGTCCGCAGGAGCGCCCTGATCTCTTTAAGCAACCTGAGTGATGAACGTATTCGCCGAGCAAAGCACGGACAATGGTGGGTAGATTCCCCACAAAGGGGTCTTTCCAACAATTCAGCTTGCTACACCGAGAAGCCTGACTTTGAGCACTTCTTGTCTGAATGGGTGGCTCTTTACGAATCCAAGAGTGGCGAGAGGGGTATCTTTTCTAGGGTAGCTGCAAAGAAGCAGGCTGCACGTAATGATCGTAGGGATATTGATTTTGACTTTGGAACAAACCCTTGTTCAGAGATCATTCTGCGTCCTAACCAGTTTTGTAACCTGAGTGAAGTTGTTGTCCGTAGTGAAGATAACCTTGAAAATCTAAAACGTAAAGTTAGAATTGCAACCATACTTGGTACCCTTCAGGCAACCTTGACTGACTTTAGGTACTTGAGGAACGTCTGGAAGTTTAATACTGAAGATGAGCGCTTGCTTGGTGTGTCTTTGACGGGGATCATGGATCACTATTTATTGTCCAAACCACGATCTAAAGATTTGCCAAAGTGGCTTAATGAACTCAGGAATGTTGCTATTGAAACAAACAAGATCTGGGCTAAGCGACTCAAGATTAATCAGTCTACGGCAATTACCTGTGTGAAGCCTTCAGGGACTGTATCTCAGCTTGTAGATTCTGCCAGTGGCATCCACGGGCGCTTTAGCCCCTACTATATCCGTAGGGTTAGGGCTGACTCCAGGGATCCCCTGTGTGGTGCTCTGGAAGCCTCTGGGGTGCCCGTAGAGACTGATATAAACTCACCCACTACTAAGATATTCACTTTCTACCAGAAGGCCCCAGAAGACTCTGTAATGGCTTCTGAGCAGGATGCTATGGAGCAGCTAGAACTGAATGCTGTTTACCAACAGTGGTGGTGTGAGCATAAGGTGTCCCAGACTGTCTACTATAAGGACTCTGAGTTCTTGTCAGTTGGACAGTGGATTTATAATAACTTTGATGACGTTTCAGGTATATCCTTCTTGCCATTTGCTGAACACTCTTATGAACAAGCTCCTTACGAGGAGATTGATGAGCAAAAGTATTTGGAAGGTATCAAGAATATGCCAACGAACATCGATTGGGATCTTATAAAAGAAACCCAAGACAACACTGAAGGGGCACAAACACTGGCTTGTGTGGGCAATCTTTGTGAGTTTGTAGACTCAATAAAAGATCCACTCTGAAGCTAAAAGGGGGCTCTAGGCCCCCTTATTTTTTCTTTAGTATTTTTCTTTGTCCTTGTATTTCTCTCTGGATTGTTTTTTAAGGCACTTACCAGCCTTCTTGCACTTAGCGGGCGTAGGGCATCCTTTACATGGTTTGAACATAATATTACTTTTTCCTCTTTGATGCTGCCTTCTTGAAGGCTTCTGCTGTTGGGGCACCTTTAGTGCCTGGTTTACGCATTCGCTCACCACTACCGGCGGCTATACGAGCACGCTTCTTCCTGATGTTTTCATAAAGACCTGGTTTTACCATTTTACTTTATCTGCCCAGTAAGCAGCAGAGGATTTACCCTTTGCTATGTTTTTACCGTGTCGAGCCTTAAAGCTTTTCCTCTTCATCTTCATTTCTTCAGATTCACCCTTCTTGGGCTTCCCTGCGGTCTTGGCACCTTGCTCACCAAACCTGATGATCTTTTCTTTGCCACCTTCGCACGCTTTAACCACATGAGACTTCTTAGGGTGGCTTGGGGTGCGCTTGGGTTTATTGCAAGGCATGCTTGATTTTTTGATCATTTTGGTTGTTCTTCTTCTTGCTCAAGTGGTGATTCTTCTTCAAGGGTGTTGTAAAGGTTGTTTATGTTTTCAACAAAAGCTGCTCTGTTTGAAAACCACACAGCATTTGTGATATCTCTATCCATTGCTTTAACAAAACCAGAAATATTGCGTTTTACTTTAGGGCTCTTAAAAGCTCTGTAAGCTCCATAAACAGATCCTAATGTAGCTGCTGCGGCACCTGCAGCCAACGCACCTTGAATTCCTGCAAAGTAACCACTAGCCATAGAAGGAATAGCGACGGCTGCGCCTGCAGCACCATATCTTCCAACACGCCTACTAAGGGGTTCTCTTGTACCTACTCCAAGATTTGACATTGTTCTTTGAATAGCGTTTGAATCTTCGGCCACAGCTTTCAACTGAACATTTTTATTTCCACGAATCATGCTATGAAGATCATAAAGACGATCAGCAAACTTTTCATCAGGAACTACAGAATCTATTTTAGAATTCAAACTATGTCTAACAGATTGAATCAGAAGTTCTGCTTGGCTCCTATTTCCTCCTGTTTTTTCAAAGTTGATCCCTGATACTTCAGTGTCCCACCAGTCATCAAATTCTTTTCTAACTTGGTATAGATCTCCAGGAGAGATTTTCCCATTTTTACTATACTTATTCAAAATCAACTTATAATTTTTAAGAACATTACTTCTAAGTGTTTTTGCTCCTGTGAGCGTCGGAGTCTCTTTGAACAAATCTCCCATATCGGAAGCAATTGAAGAAGTAACATCATTTGTATTTATTTCTATATCTGAATACTTATTTAAATCTTCTTGAAGAATTCTTGATTGATCCCGAATAAAAGTAGTACCTTCATTATAATTTTCTGTAAAAGTTCTATCTTTATTGTAAACTTCACCAAGAAGCTCTGCTGCGCGGTCTTCTTCTTTATTCAGCTCTATAGTAAGAGTCCTAAGGGGCCCTTTCGGTTTAGTTTCACCAATACGAAATTCTCTTTCTCTTTCTGAAAGAAGTTCTCGATCAGGTCTAACAATTTCTCTAGCCCTAACAATATTTTCTTGTGTAGCTGCAGTCTCAAGGGGAGATACGCTTTTAGAAAGAAGTTTTCCTACTTGTTCTTTAAAAGCAGCTTTACCAGCACCGCCAGGCGCAGCAAGAGCAAGATTAGCCGCTGCTTCGATACTTGCTGCTGCGCTTGGGTTTTCTTTAGCAAACTCTCTATATTGATCTACAGTAAAACCAACACCTGAAAGAAGGGATTGACCCGCTTGTGTTTCAAAAGCAGACTTAATTCCTTGCTTAACAGATTCGGGCGTTACGGCACTAATGGCACGTCCTGTGACTTCTCCAACAATATCAGAAAGAGTGCCAGCGCCTGTTTTTCCTAAAGTTTGTAAAGCATACGCATACACATCCTTAGGACCACCCACTGCAGGAGCAAGCTCTCTAGCTTGAATTTGTTCTTGTTCAACGCCTCTTTTGTAAAGAATATCCTCAAGGCTTTTAAAAAGAGAATCTTGAGTTGCTTCTGGAACCTGAGGGCCTAAAGTAGCAGGTTGTGTTTTATCTTCAACTAGAGACAAACCTTTAGTTGTTTTATCTTCAACAAGAGTTAGCGCCATTATTTGCTCCTACTACTTATATTCAGTCCCATTGGCATATCTTTTTACACCAAACATATCTTCATAAACAGGTTGATTTGTTTTATCGTCCGTATATTTTTTTACATAATTTTCAGGCTGTGCAAAAAATTCAGTTGGTAGTTCAACTTCAAAAACAGGAGACAGTTTTCCTGATTGTTCTGGAGAAAGCCTAGAAAGTCTTTTTTGAATATTTTCATTGTGTCGTTTAATATCTTCATAAGCCAACTTTCTTTCAAGATATAGAATTTTTCTCAAAGTTTCAGGAGTAGCTTTAATGTCCTGTCCTGCTAGTTCTTTTGCTGCTTGTCGGTCTGCATCCGAAATAGCGGTACCAGCACCATAAGTTCCAGTAGCAAGCTGTCTAGCTACCGCCTGTCCACGAGAATTTAAAAAAGCATTCAAATCCGCTTCTGTTTTAATTTCATCTGGATTTGCAAAACCAAGAGCAATCTTAGCTTGCCTTGTCATTTGGCCGACATTAGCCAAAATACCCAAACTTCCTTCTGGAATTTGTGATAGGATTTCTTGTCCTGTTTTATTATTTTCAAGAACAGATAATGAAGCTTCTGCTGCATCTAGTCTTGTAAAAAGATTTTCTGTTTGTTTTTTACCTATAATATCTTCAACAGGAAGTGCATCCATAGATGCTGTTGTTCTAACTGCAGGCTGCAGTCCAAGATCTTCTATATTTGACCAAGTGCCACCAGGAACCCTAACTTGTCCTCTAGCGTTAGTTACATACGTGACATTCCTTCCATCAGGGGTTCTATAATCTCTTGGAGTACCTTTGCCAAAACTTTGAGTCTCTACCATTAGATTCAAAAGTGGTTTTGACTCCATACTCAAGTATTTAGGCCATTCTTCTGGAGGAATTTCAAAAGCAGTAAGAATTCCTTCATTGGAATTAAAATTCTTCATCAAAGTGCCAAAGCTTTCTCTAAGGTCTTCAATGTCTGCAGTATCTACCATGTCTAGCAAGCTTTTACCAGGAGCACCGAGGCTAGGCGCAGTTCTTTTAACCATGTCTCTAAAAGACTTTTCTCTTGCTGCAGCAGCTTCTTGTGCTGCTAGTTGAGCTTGCTGTGCCCTAGCTTGCTGACCAGCACCAAAAGCACTCAAAGCGGTTTGTGCTTCCTCAGGCGTCCTTAAGCCCCCCAAGACCCCTTGAAGTGCCCCTATGTCCTGAGCACCAAAAGCCTGCTGAATAGCCCCCATCTGCCTCTGTTGTGCTTGTCGTTGTGCCTGGGCACCACCCATAAGCATTCCAATAGGCTCAGCAAGACCAGTAAAACCAAACTGAGGCTGCATCAAACCTTGAAGAACTGCATCACTAATTCTTGCCATGATTATTTAACTCCCTGCCGCCTGCATCGAACCACCAGAACCACCACCACCAAACAACCTGCCCAAATAATCGGCTACTGTTCCCCCCACTGATCCAAGAAGGTTCTGCAAATCGCTTCCACCTTCTTGAGCAAACATTCCTTGAGTAGTGCCTTGAAGCAAAGCAGTGCCAAGCTGACCAGCAAGATTAGCTTGTGCAATACGGCCCGCCAGAAGTGCATTCAAGCCACCAAACTGAGCCTCACCAAAAAGACCTGTTCCTGCTTGTTGTGCTGCTTGGGCAAGACCAGCACCACCAAGCCCTTGTGCATAAGCAGACAACTGAGCATCAAGAGGCGCATAACCCATCGTTTGGTACAACTTACCAAGTTCTGCTTGCTGCGCCTGCTCCTTCATAGCTTGCTCAATAGCGGCTACAGAAGCTTGGTTACGTGCTTCAGCCTGTGCCTTGGCAAGAGCAAAAGACTCAGGGGATCCACCGTACTGTGCTGTTTGAAGCCCAAGGCGTCCTTGAGCAGCTAGTCGTTGTTCAAGGTCAAGACGCGCCCTTTGTTCTTCAGGCATCTGAACGGCACGAAGGGCGTCATAAACCTGTTGTTGTCTTTGAGCCAGAGGGGTTGTAGCTTGCCCATAAAACCCTTGAGCACCACCCATTAGCTGATTTTGCAAAGCTTGCTGCTGGGGACTTAGGGTGGACGTATAGCCACCTTCAGGGGTCGCCTGGAGAGTCCCAAGGCCTGTAGTGACTGTAAAGGGTCTAAACTGAGATAACTCAAGAAGCTGTTGGGCTAGAGGGCCTGACCGCGCATAACCTGTTTGCCCTGCTTCTCCAAGTTGCTCATAAGCTTCTTTAGCCAGAAGACCCCCACCAAGAAGTCCAGCACCTTGTGCAAGACCACCAGCATTATCACCAATAAAACCAAAAATATCAGACCAAGTCATATATTAAGATCTCCAAGTTAATAAGTTTTGCCAATCAAGGTAAAGATGTTAAATTCCTGCAAGGATATTTGGTCAGTTACAGGAACTTCCATTCCAACAACAATATTAGTTCCACTCCCGTTTGTGTTAATATTGGGAACAACGTACTGAGAACCACCGGAATATTCTGCTATGTTAAACTGAGCAGTTCCGTAGTAAGGGAAAGAACCAAAGTTGTCCAAACTAACAGCATAGGAAGTAAATGAGTCATTAAAACCATAGCCCCATTTGAACGTAAGAGTTGTTGAGTTACCACCAATGATAGTTGGCTTCATCTTTTTGAGAAACTTAATCTTAGAAGAATCCCCAAAGGTCAAGTGGGGACTGTAATACTTCATAATGTAAGTTGTTGTGCCGTCTAGGTAGCCTGAGTAGGAGGCTATACCGGAGGAAGTACCAATGTAAAGAGTTCCGTCCACAAGCCTTTCAAAGCACTTTAGCTTATTAGTAGGCCATCGAGTAACCCTATAAGAGCCGTCCTCAAGAGTTCCTTTGATGTCAAAGCAGAAAATAATACTACTTGAGGGAAAGAATACGAGGTAGAAAGAGTTTTCAGGGCTGTACGAAGACGTAATCTGACCTGTTTCAGTTTGTATAAGTTTAATTATATCAGTTTTTATGTTTCTAGACAAATCGTTTAGCGGGAGTGACTTCTCCTGAATAGTCCTACCGAATGACTTCAGACCAGAGTAACTCATAAAGAGAACATCAGTCCCCGTGTACTGGACTGAATCCCTTGCAACACAACCCACACCTGTTACGGTGTCGTACAGTTCCATAGTGCCAGGAGCATCAGCCCCTTGGTACACAAGGATGCTGTGCTTGCCAAAAATAATCAAAAGATTGTTGTGTGCTGCCAGAGCTACAATTTCATCATAGCCATCAGGCCACACCAAGGTAAGATCAATAGAACCTGAAGTACCACCAGCCCAAGCAGCACCAACCAAAAGGTCAGACCAATAAACAGTAGATTTATTAGAAGTTGTGTCTGCTACCCAAAGGCGTCCATAAGCTGCCAGAACTTCATTAGCTTGAGGGGCTGTACCTGAGTACGAGGGGTGTAAAGAAATCTTAGTTACAGCCCCAAGAGCATTACTGTACACAAGGGGTTCATAGCCCCTTTGGAAGAAGTAACAGTGATTGTTAAAGTTTACTAACTTCCAAGCATTTGAAGTGATGGTGTAAGCCGCAGGGGTTTCATCCGTTAGGGTCGTGGTGCCACTTAGAATCTTATTGTTACCCACTGAGAAGATAATATTATTGCCTGCTGAGTCTCTGAACTGCTTGATTGATTGAATAAATCCAGATCCCAAAGGACTTGCTGAAGTAGTGAGAACTGAATATCCTTTCCTTGCAGAGATCCTCCCATACTTATCAATTACACAGTTATCTGCATAAGTGGCAAAGGCGGGGTCCATAGAAAGAACAGAATCTTCCGTGTTGAGACCTCGAAAACCAGGCGCAATAATGTTAACTGTCTGTAGTGGTTGTGACATTTAGACTACTCTAAAAATTGTTTCTTCAGGACGGTAGGAAGCATCCAATGCAATAGCGTCCGAAAGATATTTGTCTGCAATTCCAAAGTATTCCGGTGTGCTAGTACCGCCAGTCTCTCCTCGCTCTCTAGAGGCAAAAGCAACAGCTAGGTGCATTACAGGTATCCAAGGCACCTTGATGACATCCGTTGACAGTACCAAAGGAGCTTGCCTAACAACAGCATAAAATTTAAGTGTGTAGGCTGCTGCAGGCGTAGGGTACAGAATGATATTCATATCCCCACTAGAGTCCAATGTAGTAAAACTAAAGTACGTTGGGGTTCCCTGAAGGGGAGTGTCAGTTACATTATTCTGTACGTCAATCCAATCTGTAGCTTGATATTCAATAGTGGTGTTATTGGTGTTATCAAGAAATTTAAGGTACTTGAAATCATCACCAAAACCAGTCAAAGTGTACTCATTGACACCTGCCGTTGTGGTAATAGTTGCCGTGGTTCTAAGGGCAGTCCAGTCCCAAGATTGCTCTACGGAGGTCTTAGCATCATTTACGAGATCACCAATCAAAGTTGCATAAGTATTTTGATTGATCGTTGTAATCTCATCTTCTCTGATTCTACGAAGAACATTATTAACCAAAGTTAGATAATTCATTTACAAATTAACCTCTAAGAAGAATTGAAAGAGGATCTTGACCCCTAGTTTGTAGTGTTGGAACTATAGGGGCTCTTGGTGCAAACTTGACACCGGCAAATCTATATGGATCAAATTCATCAAACATGCCTTTTTGTCCTGTGCCAAGACCAAGACTCCCTAATGTTAGATTAATGTTAGGTAGATTAACACTAGGTAGATTAACACTAGGTAGATTAACACTAGGTAGATTAACACTAGGTAGATTTACATCAGGCACATTAACACTGGGTATATTTACATTAGGTATATTTACATTAGGTAGATTTACATTAGGTAAGTTAATATTAGGGCTACTTGGAGTAATAGCACTAACTATGTCTTGAATTGCTTGCTCAACAGGATCATAGGCTTTTGTAGCTACTCTTTCTATTGCCTGTGCTGCAGGCTGTACAACAGACTCTACTGCTTCATAAGCATCTTTAAGCCAATTAGGAATTTGTACATTTCCTGACAACATACCAACTTTTAGATCATATGGCATGTTGACATCATTCAAGATATTCATAGCGAGGTCTCCACTAAGACCCCCAGCACCCGCAGCTAGAACATCGGAAAGCTGTACTTTACGAATAGCATCCTGAAGCCCTTGAGGAAGAACACCAAGAAGCCCTGTTTGCTCTAGGGTTCCAAGATCCATGTTTTGAATCAAACCACCAAGAGCACTTCCAAAATCTTGTGTTGACTTAAAACCAAACTTGGCAACATCAGCCAAGCTAAGGCCTTCAATAGCCTTGGAAATAACACCTTCACCAACATTAAGACCAAGATCACCTAATGTTTTGCTAAGCATTCCACCAGGGCCACCGGCATACCCAAGGCCAGCAGACACCAAAACGTCCTTGATGTCACCACCTTGGGCAAAAGCACGAGCCCCTTTGATCAAAGCACTGCTTACTTGCGGATTAAGATTACCAAACAAACCGGGAGCATATGTATCTACAAATGACCCAGCACCGGCCATTGCCCCTGCTTGAAGAGCATCAGTCCAATCAGCGCCAGTAGCCCTAGTGGTTGCTGTAGAGGCAAGAGCAGCCCCTACAGGACCACCAAAGTAGCTAGCAAGAGATGTAATAACACCCTGAACAAAGGGGTTAGACAACACCTGTTGTGTTTCACTAGGGTCATTCTCAGGGTTCCAATAGCCACCAATTGAAGGGCCGTAGTCTTGAAGATCCTGATACGGGTTGTCTGAATACTTCTTCCTCTTGGTGCCAATCGAGAAGTGTGCTTCAAAGTCTTCAAAAGCTACTTTTTTAGGAAGATTAAAGTTTTCTCTTACTTGGTTTACTGCTGAAGTAAACTGATTCTTGTCAGTAAGACCAGTCCTATAATCAAGCCAAGCAAGCTCAGTCTGTTCATCTGCAGACAGATATTTGCGATAGTCTTTATTGTCAGTGTAATACTGGTGCCAAAGCTTAGTATCGTTTACAACATTAGGGTCATTACCCTCAGGCCTAAAGGGGAGATAAGTTTCACCTAAGAACTCAGGGCGTACTGTAGTGTTGTAACCTGGAGCTTGGTTAAGCTGCTTCATCTCCATAAGCCCAACACGGCGCTTCTCAGGCCCTGCTGCACTATGGGTTACATAAGACCTACCACCAAAGATGTTTTGAGCGCCTGCCAAAGAAGGCATACCTTCAAAGGGTGAAACAATCTGTGGTTGGCTAGAAAGATAAGCTGCAACTTCAGCGGGGACTGATACAGGCAATCCACCCAGCATGCTAAGGGCTGATGCTGGTGTTTCTCTGATGGTGTAGTCAGTGTTGCCTAGAGGCGCTACAGGGGCCTGAGGGGCCGCCATAGTAGCAATGCCTTGGGTAGGTACTGGTTCAACCCCAGAAACGCCCACAGGAGCTCCTAGAGGCCCTACAGTGAACATTCCAGGGGTAGCACCATCAGGAATATAAATGTTAGGAAGAGAAAAATTATACATCTTTTGATTGGCCTAACACAGATTTAGTAATCTTTTCAGCACTTCTACCCACAACATAACCACCAAGACCCAACTGAAGCAAAGTCCACGCCTCATCCCTAAGAGGGGTGCTAAGAAGCCCTAGGCTATCTCCAACACACAAAGCCAAGAAAGTCAGCATGGTGATAGGCCTCCATACTGCAGTTAGCCAGTGTTCAGATTTAGCTTCTGCCTCGATAATCTTTGCCCTTGCTTCAAAGGACTCTTTCTCATACTTAAGAACTTGATCGATTACTGTAGCTTGAGTAAGCAAGAGTCGCTCTTTGTGTTGTAGCTTTTCCTCTTGACTTGTGTGTACATTGTCAATGAGTTCTACAGCGGGCTTAAAGATGGACTGAATAAGGTTAAAGAGCTGCATTGTTACTCTTTATTTTTATTGTCAGCAGGACTAGGTGTCTTACCAAGAACAGCATCCACTGAATCCTTATGGGCAGCCAAGGCCATTTCAACAACAATTGGATTTGGAGGCGGTGGGATAGGGTCACTGTTTGGCTTAGGATTAGGTTTACGTCGATGAGTATTCAGAACATAGGCACAAAAAAGAATTACAACGCATCCAATAACTATATAAATAAAAAAATCCATAATATTTCCTTTAAGTGAAAACAAACCTTACACGCCCAGCACTGCCCGAAGTTGGTGAACCGCCAGCACTAGCGCCGTTACCCCCAGCCCCGGCAGTTGCTCCACCATCTCCAGAACGTGCTGCGCCGCCTGCTCCACCAACACCGGCAGACTGTGCGCTACCATTAGCACCTGAAGTGTTAGTGACGTTACCGCCAGTAGGGGTAGTAGCGGTGCCGCCTGCGCCGCCTAATGTACCGGGAAGCCCTGGTCCCGCAGACAAAGACAGCATATCGGTCATCGTGTAAGTACCAGAAGCTCCAGCAGTAGACTGCCCGCCTGATGAGCCCGAACCTCCTATATTAGTACCACCACCAGCACCTACTACATAACCAACAGTTTGTCCTGCGTTAGAGGTTACGGTAAAACTACTTTTAGCATATGCGCCTGAAGCGCCACCACCACCACCAACAGATCCATTATCATCCCCACCTCCACCACCACCACCCCAGATCTCAACGACCATAGTAGTGGCACCAGTGGGGATGGTTACTGTTCCAGAGCCTGAAGTAAAATCATTGGTTACTGGAGTGAAACCACCAAGGTAACCAAGGGTTCTAGAGGCAAAGCTCATTACTTGAAGTCCTTTGCAAGAGTTGCATACCAAAAGCCAGTAGCAGACCTATACGTGGCTACAAGGAGATCTACAGAATTAGCAGCCGTGCTCAAGACACCTGCCGTACCACCCGGCCACTTAAAACTAGTGGGCCATGTCATTGTTCTACTACCAGTGGCATCTTGAGTGATAAACCAATTAATAGTTTGACCATCTTGAGGGTTAGAGACAGTGGGTGCCGTAGTTACGTTTGCAGTGAAGGTAGTGGTGAACACGTTAGAGTCAACACAGTTCAACGACATTGCAGTAGCACTGAAAGTGACAGCTACAGGAGTAGTCTGAGCATTGCCCGTGAAGGTTGCACCATCGATGGTTGGGTTGGTGTTGAGAACAACAGAGCCAGAGCCCGTTGAAGTAGTTACACCAGTACCACCATTGGCTACTGCAACCGTGCCGGTGACGTTCGATGCCGTACCACTGACTGATCCGGAGATTGTGCTGCTGAACGTCTTCGTACCCGCAATCGTTTGATTACCTGTCGTATAAACCCCGTTTGTGACGGTTGCGGCATTCCCGTCAATAGATCCGGAGATAGTGCTACTGAAGGTTTTGATGCCACCAATCGTTTGATTACCCGTTAGATAAACACCATTGGTTACCGTTGCGGCATTTCCAGTAATAGAAATACCCCATGTCCCCGACGCATCCCCTCCTGTGCGAGTGGGAACATCAAACACCGTTCGAGCGTCTGCCGCAGTACTTGCCCCCGTTCCACCAGCGGCTACCGCAACCGTCCCGCCCAGCGTAAAAGTTCCGGTAGTGGTTATTGGATTTGTTCCAGAAACGGTGAGCCCCGTGCTACCTGTCGAAAATCCGACACTGGTGACCGTACCACTCCCGCCGCCAGCTGCTGCAATGGTGATCGCACCGTTGGAGTTCGTAATTGTAACATTTGTCCCAGCGGTCAAGGTAGACTTCGTCAAAGCGCCCGTTAGCGTATTTCCAATAAGCAATTGACCATCGGTATACGAGGTTTGCCCGGTCCCACCATTGGCTACAGGAAGAGTACCTGAGACATGGGTGGTAAGCCCTACCTTGCCCCATGAGGGTGCTACTCCAACACCTCCAGAGATCAGACTATTCCCTGTAGCAACGTCAGCTAGTTTAGAAAGGGTAGTGGACCCTGAAGCATACAGAAGATCACCAACAGTGTAAGAACTGTTACCCGTACCACCGTTGTTGGTAGCAAGGGTTCCAGTTACATTCGTTGCAAGATTAACGAAGGTAGAACTGGAAGTTCCAGTGCCACCATTGGCTATAGGAAGAACGCCTTCTACATGAGTAGACATTCCAATCTTGCCCCACTGGGGATTTGCTCCTACACCGCCAGAGATAATGGCACTACCAGCAGCAACATCAGAAAGAACACCAATGGTGCTTGCTCCAGTTGCCAAAAGGATGTCACCTGTGGTGTAACTAGTCAGACCTGTGCCGCCATTGCCCACAGGGAGGGTATTGGATACTGTGGTTGTGAGGTCGATTTTACCCCAAGAAGGTGCAGTGCCTGTACCATTACTGATAAGAGCATTGCCACTTACAGGGGCTGTCAGTTTTGCAAGGGTGGTTGAGCCAGAGGCATAAACCAAGTCACCAACTGTGTAATTAGCAAGACCCGTACCTCCATTTGCAGCAGGTAGGGTTCCAGAGACATGAGTCGTTAGACCAATCTTGCCCCAGGACGGAGCCACACCAACACCACCAGAAATTAGGGAGTTGCCCGTGGCAACATCAGCCAGCTTTGCAAGAGTGGTTGATCCTGATGCGTAAACAAGATCACCCGTGGTGTAACTAGTGAGACCTGTGCCTCCGTTGGCAATAGGTAGTGTACCAGTGACATTTGAAGCCAAACTGCAATAGGTGGTTGAGGTAGAGCCTGTACCGCCATTAGCAATAGGAAGGGTTCCTGATACGTGAGTGGTCAAGCCAACCTTACCCCACGCAGGTGCAGTATTAACACCTCCAGAGAGAAGGGTATTACCCGTAGCTACATCTGCCAGTTTGGAAAGATCACTGGTGGTGGAAGCATAGAGAAGATCGCCTATAGCATAACTGCTTTGTCCAGTACCGCCATTAGCAGCCACAAGGGTTCCTCCCAAGGTAATCGTACCGCTGGTGGTCACAGGGCTACCTGAGACAGTGATGCCTGTGGTGCCGCCTGAGACTCCTACACTGGTAACCGTACCAACACCACCTGTGATTGCCTCAATGGTGATAGTGCCACCACCATTGATGATGTTAATACCAGAACCCGCAGTAAGCGTTCCCTTGGTCAGTGTGTTGCCCGTGGTGTTACCAATGAGGAGCTGACCGTCGGTGTAGGAGGTCTGACCCGTACCGCCGTTGGCTACAGGGAGAGTTCCTGAGACATGCGTATTAAGACCTACTTTGCCCCAAGAGGGTGCTACCCCTACCCCGCCGGAAATAAGGGTGTTTCCAGTGGCTACATCAGCCAATTTGGAGAGAGTAGTGGAGCCAGAGGCGTATAGGAGGTCACCAATGGTGTAGCTGGTGTTGCCAGTACCGCCGTTAGTTGCAGGAAGAGTTCCTGTGACATTAGTCGTCAGGCTGCAATACGCGGTGGAAGTAGATCCGGTGCCTCCATTGGCAATGGGGAGAGTTCCTGTGACATTCGTGGTAAGACTGCAATAGGTGGTAGATGTGCTTCCAGTTCCACCGTTGGCAATGGGAAGAGTTCCGCTGACATGAGTAGCAAGTCCTACTTTACCCCACGAAGGAGCAACACCAACCCCACCCGAGATGAGAGCACTTCCAGTAGCTACGTCAGCAAGGGCACTGATAGCCGTAGAGCCAGATGCGTACAGCAGGTCACCCACAGCATAGCTAGCAAGTCCAGTACCACCATTGGCAGCAGGAAGAGTTCCAGTGACGTTACTAGTGAGGCTGCAATAGGCGGTAGCCGTCGTTCCCGTACCGCCATTAGCAATAGGCAACGTACCAGAAACATGTGTAGTAAGACCAATTTTGCCCCAAGAAGGTGCTACTCCTACACCACCTGAGACGAGAGAGTTTCCTGTGGCTACATCAGCCAACTTTGAGAGGGTATTAGAGCCAGAGGCGTATAGAATGTCACCGATAGTGTAACTAGCAACACCAGTGCCTCCGTTGGCTACTGGTAAGGTTCCAGTTACGTTAGCCGTTAGGCTGCAATAGGTTGTTGAAGCGCTACCAGTACCACCGTTAGCAATTGGGAGAGTTCCGGTTACATTGGTGATAAGACTGCAATAAGCAGCTGAGGTAGACCCTGTGCCACCATTGGCGATTGGCAGGGTGCCTGAGACATGTGTGGTGAGACCGATCTTACCCCAAGAGGGGGCAGTGCCTACACCCCCAGAGATAATAGAGTTACCTGTAGCAACGCCTGCCAGCTTTGACAGAGCAGTTGCTCCTGAAGCATAAAGAATATCACCTATCGTGTAGCTAGATAAACTGGTGCCGCCATTGGCTACGGGAAGAGTGCCAGTAACATTAACTGCAAGGTTGACAAAAGGGGATGTGTCGCCTGACTTATCCACCTTAGAGTTGACTGCCGTTTCAATGGCATTAAATTCAGTATCAAACTCAGCACCACGAACAATCTTTTGAGAATCACCGGAAGGAAGTGAGTCTTTGGCTGTGAAATTAGTAGCCTTGGTATAATTTGACATTAGTTGCTTACCTTAATGTAATAAGTGGCAAAACTTGCCAGCGTAGCCAAACAAAACCAGAGTGCTCTTTCAAAGAATGATACTTGCTTTGTATTTACAGCCACCTTAGAGATCAGCTCCCCAATGGACTGCTCTTGCTTTTCAACCCTATCTTCAATCTTTTGTATTTTTTCATTTGAAGCAAGAACCTTTTCTTCAACCCTAGCAATTGTCAAAATTGCTTCGGTTAGCTTATCTAGCTTGTTTTCAATTCTGGAGAGCCTATCTTCAGGCGTCATAAGTACTACCCTTAATGATAAAAAGAAGGCAGGGGTACTTCTCTTGGTGTAGAGTTTCTCCCTGCCTACTTAATTGGTTTTACTTACAGGTCGTTAACTGCAAGAACAAAACCTGCTTCGGGGCGATAGACTTGTACACCATAAAGCGTGTCAGCAGTGAACAGGGTGGACAGGTATTCCTGCTTGTACTGCGTCTGCGAACGAACAGCCATCTGCTCTGCAAGAACAATAGCTTCCTTGTGGAACAGAAGAGCACCACGGATTGCAACACTGTTACCAGCCGCCGTGTTGGCTGCTGCGGTTTCAATCGTGGGGCAGTTCGAGGATACATAAACATCAATACCATAAACCGAACCAATCAGGCCCGATTGTACGGTACGTGCGTCACGGAAGTCCGAGGACACGTAACGGTCAATGCCCATGATTGCCGAACGCAGTGCCGGGGGGACAACAAATGCACGGCCATCCATCGGCACATCGTTGTCATCCATCTTCTTGATCAGCGCACGGAAGCCTGCATCAGTAAATACATCAGTGTCGATCACGGTGTCTACTGCATAGGCAGTCAGGCCCGTGGAAGCATCGATGTAGTACACTGCATTGTTGCTTGCCCAGCTAGTTCCCGTATCCGTCGGGGCCAAAGTCAGCGTGCCGTTACCAAAACCCGTAGAGGCACTAAACAGGTCAGTGTCAACCCGAAGCGCCAGTTGGTAACCAGCATCTTCCGTGTAGAAACGACGAAGACTCGACAGTGCCTGAACTTCAACAATGTCCTCAACCAGACGCGAGTATTCAAAGTGTCGGTTAATGTTGATCGTGAGTTCAGACTCAAGGTTAGCCTGGATCGTTACTGCGACAGCTTCTTGCTTTGCCGAAGCCGCCCCACGGACGGGTTTGGGAACGTGGATCAGATCGCCCTTCTTGCCCTTCATGGTCATCTTCTTGACCAGAGGGGACAGCTTCAGATTCTTTTGATAAGAAGCGATAATCTCATCGCTCCAAATCTCTGGAATAAATTTATCTGCTGCTGTTTTGTCTACAAACGAGTTAGCTGTAGGATATACTTGAGAACTTTCACCAGCCATTTTCTTAAATTACCTCAAAAGTTAAAGTTAAATAACCCTCCCTTCAGCGTAGGCTTGCATAATTTCAGGTTGCAAAGCTTCATAGCGTGCGGGGTCGGTTTTCATTAGATTAATGATGTCAGCCCTACGAAACTTTTTCTTGGCCCTTTGTTCTGCACTACCCCTAACAGTTCCAGTACTGGCTGACTTCAAAGCATCACGGCGTGCTGCCTTTTCAACCGTAGCTGTGTTTTGGACAGTCTGCTGGCGATCTTTCCACAAACTAAACAACTCATCAGCAGCGTCTGCATCGTACCGTTGATCGGCCATTACAAACAGTTGCGTTCTGATCTTGCTTGATTGAATCCAAGCAGCAAAGTTAGGATCTTTAAGAATATCTTCCATTTCAGGATGCTTATTCTTAACAACAGACAAAGCAGCAGCCTTTCGGGCTTCTTCAGTGTACTGTTTGGCCTGCTTGATGCTTGGGTGGTTCTCGATCTCCTGCTTTACAGCGGTCTTAGGGTCAACGAAGAAATCAACTTCTTCAAGTTGTTCTTCAGGCTCATTTTGTTTGTTCGCTTGGAGTTGTGTCTGAATATATTGATCAACAATTTTCCGAAGTTCACCAACTTCAGAACCATGCTTTCCAATCAGCTTTTCAGCTTCCTGGTGCATGCGAACAAGATCTTTAACACTCTTGCCCCGATATCGATCAGGGAGTTCTTCTTCAATTTCTTGTTCTACTGGTTGTTGAAAATCTTGAATATCAGGGGTGTCCTGTGAAGGATCCTGAATTTCATCTGCGTTCAAACTCTCCTCAAGTTCGTCAAGTAGGAGTGCTCTACCCATTAGTCTTTTGCTCCGTGGTTATTTCACATTATGGAGGTTGTTTAAGAAAGATTTGCCGAGCAACTAGTCGGATCTTCCTTTTGAGCCCGCTCTTTCGTGTTCCCTAATCCACTTTGATTCACTTGTGGGAAAACTAAGTGGATCAAGGATGGAACGAATGGGGCTGATAATTCTGTTGGAGTGAGAAGCGCATCGTGGGCAAGACACTAGTTCTTTTGGATTTTCTACTAGCGCCTCAAAGATGTGATCCTCACTGCATTGAAAATCATACATCCGTAGAGGAGGCATCCTTGAATCCTTGATTAATGTATGCTTCGAGGTTTAGGACCATTGCAAGAACAGTCAATTGACCTTTCTTGAAGAAAAGCTCCTCGGCATCTTTAACATGCTCTACGGAATTAATTACATTAGCGTTCTGCTTGAACTCTTCAACGAATTGCGCCCAACCAGGCGTCCGAAAAAGATCAAAATAATTGTTGTAATACATTTCAGTTTCTTTTTCCACAATTTCTCCTTAATATGGATTGTGTATCCTCAAATTATATCACATATAAAAAGTAAAATCAATTACTTCTTTTTTTTGGTTTATCTTTCTTATATCCAGAGGCGTAAGCCGCTTGTGCTTGTTTCTCTGCTCCCTTACGAGTGGGATAAACTTTACCGCTTTTACCCCATTTGTAACCTTCTTTAACCTTTCTGATTGGCATTTGTTGGTTTCCTAGATTTTAGGGATTCAAGTTCTTCCCTAAGATCTTTAAGGTCTGATCGAAGCTGATCAAACTTATTGTTGATTTGATCTACCAGGTTTTGAAGTTCACGTTGAGTTAGCATATTTGTTAATATCCGTACCATTTGCCGCCGTTGTGATAAAAAGTTACGCCGTTAAGCGAGGCGATTGTTACGCTTGTAGCATAATTAACCTGTCTCTTTTGCCTAAGCACAGGGATTGAGAGTTGAGTTGCGCTTTCAAGATCATTTGCAAAAAGTGCAAAAGTAACTCCACTGCGGTCAATCGTTGGTAACGATAGTTGAGAAAGACTTTGGAGATCGTTAGCTAAAAGATTATGTTTTATACCAAGAGTGACTGTTTGGACATCCGAGGTACTTTGAAGGTCATCAGCCAGCAGATTGTGCTTCTGACCAAGAGTAACAGTCTGAACACTGGATGTGCTTTGGAGGTCATTAGCAAGAAGAACATGCTTTTGACCAAGAGTGACTGTTTGAACACTAGATGTGCTTTGGAGGTCATTAGCTAGCAGACCACCACTAGAAGTTAATTCTGGCTGAGAGAGCTGGGAAAGGCTTTGAAGGTCATTAGCCAACAAAGCATGTGTTTGCCCTACAGCAGGGGTTGAGAGTTGTGAAAGACTCTGAAGGTCGTTAGCTGTAAGGGCGTCTGTACCACCTCCAGCCTGTAACTGTGCCCCGCCCTGAAGTAGCGGCCCCCACCAGATCATTTATGCGACCGACCGGATGGACCAGTTGATGGTGCGGTCAGTCCCAAAATTCTTCGTCAGGGTGAACGTCCAGCCGTGCAGGAACAGAAGCGATGGCGTGACGTAAACAGGTTCAGACTGCGCCCCG